TCACCTGATTGTATCTCTTCACCACTAGCTAAATTGTAGTACCTAGAATCAGCCTCAGTCTCTGTAAAGTATCGACCATCTAAAGCACCATTAAGTAATTCAGTCTCTGTATAATATCTATTATCTAACTGTCCTGCATTCAGCTCAGTCTCGGTGTAATACCTATTATCTAATTGACCTGCATTTAATTCAGATTCTGTATAGTAGACATCATTTAAGTTCTTAGAACCTACTGATGTAACGTGACCTTGAGCAGTAATGGTTATATCTTGTATGACATTACCATCACTATTATTAACTGTTGTATCAGCACCGTTAACATTATGGCTAATAGTAACTTGACCTCCAGATGAAGACTTTGCAATGTCAGTCCCTGCCAGGACATCATTAGCCATTGCAGTATCTATCTTTGAATCTATTGTGCTATCTACATAAGTCTTATTCGTACCATCAGTTGATGCTGTTGGTGTAGCTAAGTTAGTTAGTTTATTATTACCCATTGATAAGTCACCCTGCATAGGGTCATCACCAAGGGTGCTCATAGCATTGTTATCTACCTCTTGAGCTGTATATAGAATCTGGTCAAAGTCATCATTTAAGTCTTCTGCTTTAATTGCTGACCCAGGATAGAACGTAGCTTTCTTTGCATCGTTATTTGTATCCCTGAAAATAATGATTGATACTCCATTTGCAGGAGCAGTATTCATCTGAATCTGAGTAGCGTTGGCAAAAGAATATGTAGTTGTAGCTTGAGTCACACCATCAAGTTTTACCTTGACATCTGATTCCTGTAAGTATGGGAATGTAAATGAAAAGAGAACGGTATTACCGTTCCCTGTATATGTATTTTGGGTTAAAGCCATATCGCTATTGATTTAGAATATGGGTGGTTATTTAACTTTCATTTGTTTTTCAAATTCTTGTATCTTCTGATTTATCTCTTCGTCTCTTTCATAGTTGCCTTGTATTCTAGCTTTATCTCCTAACTCACCTAATCTATGAAGATCATCTAACATCCTAGCTTGAGGATTGTTATCTAATAACATTAACCAAGCTGCATTTTTTGCATTTCTCAAAATATTATTGAGTTCTTTAGCATGGAATGTTTGATAAGATTCATGTTTCCTACCTTGTGCTCTATGCTTTTCCATCTTCTCAATGGACTCTTGCACATCAGGATGATCAAAGAATTCAGCTAACTTAGCTTCTAGATTTTGCTGACCTAAATAGAACTGGTATTTAGATTTAAGATGAGGTTGACCTTCTAAGCTCTGACCATCAGGACCAGTATTAAATGTTTGTTTGAAATTTATTCCACTTCTAAACAACCATTCTCTAGTTGAGTTAGTACCTACATTAATGTTGAAAGGTAAGATCGCATTGGTAAGCCTAGTTACAGGATCCCAATCTCTTATTTTTTCACCATTTAAAATGTCGTACCTATAGGAAAGCATCTCCCCGTTAGTTAAAACATCAGCCCAAAGGTTCCTATTACCTATACTTTGCCAGAATCCAGACTCTAACTCTCTCATACCTGGTGAGAACACCTTACCAACCTCATTCCTTAAACCAGATAGAGGTATTTGATTATTGATAAAGTTAGCAGCAACACGTGGAGCATCACCACCTTGACTGGTTAGTAGATCTTGTAATTGCATCAAACCTGCTAGGAATGATTTATTAACTACATTTGCACTAACTAGATAAGATGCTTTACCAAACCAATTACCAGCCCATGAATCCCCCATAACTGATTGAGAATCAACTACATCAGCCATGAAACTAAAGAACATATTAAAAGGTTCTATTGCTTCGTAACTGACATACTTCCCACCAATTTTGATTGATCTGGGTTGCCATCCAGCTTGCATCCATGCATTTCTTAGTTGTCGATCTGGTGGACCATTACCTGTGATCTGCCCATTCAATGCCATTATTGCAGCCATAGATGTAAAGCCATATCCAATAGCCATACGTCCTTTCATGACTGATTGAGCTAACTCAAGATCACGTTGACTCTTAATTCCATACTTAAGCATTATTGGGTCATCCCAAGCTTTAGTCATGATGTCAACGTGCTCACCAATAAAGTTATTAACGATTGGTGTGTACTTAGAAGTCATCTTTAATGCGTTCACACCTGTTCTTGCAAACAGGAAGAACGGTCTAAGGAATGGCATCTTGTCAAATGCTGTATCTAAATCCTTAGCAAACCCTTGTAAGTCTTGTGTAAGCTTTGCTTCATCAGCAGCAAACAATGCCAACTCATCAGAGACTTGTCCATCTTTAGTAAAGACCTTCCCTTCAAAGTGATCTTCAGAAGCTTTAATTAACTCACCCATATCTTGATCAGATAGGTTCTTATTAGAGATCTGTGCTCTATCCCATACATCATCAAAAGCTATTTGCCTTAGCCTTCCTCTACCTATGATTTGGGTAAAGTAAGTATCCATAGCCTTCATCGTACGAGGACCATAGTTAAGGAAAGGTAATCTATTAACTCCTCTTAGTTGATCTGCTATGTGATATGCAGCTTTGTCTTTAAAGTCACCATGCTTACTAAAGAATGAACCCATTGCATTCCACTCTTTATCTGCTTTGGTTTGGGTAAATCCTCTCCATCCTTCTTCATGCATTGTGTATGACTGGAAGTCAGCTACAGCTTTTCTCCAAGCATCATTCCTTGCATCAACCATTGCACCCAATGAAGAGAATGCACCACGTACGGTTTTAGAATCTCCCATAGCTCCAATGATTGTTGCTACTGGACGCATCACTGTACCTAAACCAGTACCTATTAATGCTCGTATTGGAGTCTTAGGACCAGACAACATGGAACTAACTCCCATGGTCTGTAATTCATCAATGATTGCATTACGTTGGTATTTGTTAGCGTCTTTATATCCATGAAGTTTATTCTTCATGAAGGACGTGAAGTCTTTAAACCCCTGTTTACTACCATTAGATACAGCTGTGAAATGTAGAAATGTCTCCATCAAGTCATCGTCTACATCTTCTTTCAATAACTTCTTAAACGAAGCTATCTCATTTGCTGCAGCGTCTGATGCCTTACCACGTATATCAGCTTGTTCGATAGAGTCTTTAACACCTGAGTTAAATTTCCTTAATTCAAAACTAGATAATAAACTGGTTTCTTTTCTCATTCTTGCAATACCTGCATAGCGAGACATAATCCCATCTAATACAGAACCATCAGCAGTTATATCAATTTGATCACTGACACTTAGAGCTGCTTTAGCTAAGTCTCTTGCCTCGTAAAGCATTTGACCTAGTACAGTATCGGTTGCAATTAACTGTGATTTATTTAATACACCTAAGCCTTCAATGACTGTTTCTTTATTAGCATCTTTGGCTTTGATGTGTTTAATAACATCTTCCTGATCTATATCAATTAACCTGCTATGACCACTGTCATTGATAAATCTAGCTAGATCAAGTTGTGCTTCAGCAAGATCCTCACTGATTGCCTCTGGCATAGCACCACCATAAATCTTTTGATAGGCAGGGTCAGCTTCTAGTTTTTTAGCTAGTGCATCTCTTTCTCTAAGTGATGTACCAGGAGCGTTGTATTCAAGCTTTCTTATTGTTGCTTCAGTTAACGTACCTCTAGGAGAACCATACTTTTGATCAGGTTTATTTCTAATCTCTACCATGTCTCTAACACCCTTCATAGGTTTAGAGGAACTAGATAACGCTTGGTTATCAGTGATATCACCACCTTTGTAGTAGGCAGGGTTATTTCTTGGTTTACCTTTAATTACGTCTTGTTCTAACTGTTGAACTGCTAGTTCTTTATTTGCTTTGTCTTGCTTAATTAATCTACGACCAAGGTTTCTTTCTTCACCCCAGTCAAGGTTTCTTCTATCAGCAACACTTTGCATATAGTTTAGCTGTTGTTCATTAGTTAGCTGATCCCAATCCACATCAGTCTTACGACGTTTGTATGCTTTCTTGGCAGCCTTCTCTATGTCAGCAGTCTTAGCTTTGTACTCAACATCACTGCTACTCTTAATAGCTTTATCAAGTTTACTTTGAGCTTTGATTGTCTTTAGAGCTTTCTGACCATCCTTTGATAAAGAACGTAACCCCCAACCAGCACCTTCTAAGAAAACATCTCCAAGTAGACCAGCACCTAACCCTTCAAAACCATTCATGAAAGATTTCTGTGCAGGTGACATATCCTCTGTAGTCGCAAAGTGACTTAACAAAGGAGCAAACTTTGGTTGGTATTCAATTAGAGCAGCAGTCATATTCTGCTCTTGAGATTGGTTACTGATTATGTCGTAAGTTAAACCTTTAGCTCCTTCTGTTATCATCCGACCTTTCATGGTCTTAGATGCAGTACCTATAACACCTTTTAAAGGTGTAGCAGAAGCAAGACCTCCAGTTAATCGCATCCCGTAGTAAAGCTCAGTAGCACCACGTAAGAACTTTCCCCATTGAGTTTTCATTATGGGGTTGTAGTTAATTAGAAGTGGTGACTCATACTTATATGGGTTTAATGGATCACTTGGTTGATAGAACTTCTTATCAAAGAACTTAGGTAAAGAGACGATACTGTTCCAAAGGTCTATACCTCCACCAACAAGTGCTCTACCTACTTCACCTTCATGTGCAGGTCTGTTCTCACCAGCATCAGGCATGAAACCACCTTTAGGTTCCTTTACCTCTGGTATGTCCTTTTCAGCTTGCTCTGATGCTTCTATAAGGGAGGCTTCTTTTTCTTCAGCTTCTTTCTGTAGACGTTCTTGTTCTTCAAGTTTCTCTACATGAGCATTTTGTTTCTCGTATAAATTTTCTCGATAATCCATCACATGCCTCCGAATATATCGATGAGTTGATCCTTGTTGAATTCATCAGGCCATGGAAGATCTTTTAGATTAATTTGTTTTCCTTTGAGCCATGAATGACCTACACCTGGAATCTCTTGACCATTAATTTTAATCTTGCTAGTACTATCCCAAAGTTGTTCTCTTTTAATCTTATCTAGTTGCTGTTCTCCTAATGGCTCATTAGGTAAGATCCATCCTTTATTAGTTGCCTCTAATAATTTTTCATAATTTAATAAGTATGGACCTAGCTCAAATTGAGCATCGGGATTGTCTCTACTAAGATTGATATAATCTAAAGCAGTTTGAGTTTCAGATTTCTCACTTTGAATTCCATTCATTTCAAAATACTTATATGGATCTTCACTCCTATTAACAGCTTTTTTACTTTTGTGAGCTTCTAGGATAAGTGGTTTATCTTTGTTGTCGTTATACTTTTCTATAATAGTTTCTGTTTTAGCTACAGAAGGTTTTGATTCAAGTCTCTCTCCAGGTAGTACAGTTGAAAGACCATGCATTCCAGGTGGGGTAAGTGGTTTCTTACCGTGCCTTTCAAGTAACAAATTAGCTATTGTATATTGACCTAATTTCGGGTAATAAGCAGCCATTTTCTGCACAATCCCTGGCATATCATTTCCAAGTCTTACTTGATCTATGGCATGTATATCATCATCATGGATCTTACCGTTCAAAATAAACTTATCATCTTCCATGATTTTATTTATATACTCTCCATGCCTAGCTTGATAAGTTACTCGTTGACTTTCAATTTTAAACCCACCGTCTACTAATTTAGTTTTACCATCCTCGCCTTTCACTAATTCGTAGATATCAGAATCAGCTTTGATTAAATCCATTTCAGTTTGAATTGCATGATCCCATGCTTCTTCAACTGTTGGAAAATTACCTATATTCCTTTCAAAGTTTTGACGAATTCGTCTTTCACCTTTTTGTATAACATGAATAGTTCCATCTTTTAAAAGCTCAGAGACTGCAACATTTTCAGCATGTTCTTTAACAGCTGCCTGAAACTTATTATACCCCTGTGATTGATCTCTTTTGTTTAATGAATTAGGACCACCATCAGCAAGCTTTCCCCATTTATCAATTGCTCGTTTACTATACTGACCGCTGGTTAATTCAGACCAAGTAATACCTTCGTCATCGTACTTGGTAGTTAAGATTCCTTCTTCAAGCCGTTCGTCTACTTGTTCAACATTGAGAAAATCATCCCATGCCTTTGGAGGTTTTCTAGAACCCCATTTTTCATAAGCCCATTTTGCTTTGAACTCTGCAGTTTGAGGACCATTAGTAGCAACTATTTGTTGCCATTCCATGATTGCGTCATTGTCATAGACTTTCTGTTTCGCTTGGCTTATTTCATATTCAGCATTAATTCTGTTTGTATTTGCCTCACTGATAGCACTCCACCA